CTTGAACGCTATTACCCATGAATCCATGAGCAGAACATTGATAATGCAATATTTGTGGAGTCGTATCTGTAACTGTTATCTCCGTATATGCCCCTGACGAACCAGCAGTACCATTAGTCGTAACACCTGTAGTAAACGCAGTTGTCTTATTAGCTTCTAAGTAAAAACGTAATGGATGACCTGAGTTACTACTATCTGCTTGATCAAACTTATAAGTACGTCCAGGTGTCAGTGTGATAAATGGTGCTTCTATACCATCAATCTTGTAGCCGTTACTTGATCCACTACCTGAGTACCTGTGAGCAGCAGTCTTACTTGCAACTGTGACAGTAAATGTGACAGTAGAAGAAAATGGAGCTTGCAAAGATCCAAAACCTTCAATGTTTCCTCCTGATACAACTAAGTCTCCACTAAAGGTTGGGTTAGAAGCAGATGGAGCAGATATAAATGATAAATTTCCTGATCCATCGACAGATAAAACTTGACCATTTGAACCTGCTGTTCCAGGTAATGTCAGTTCTACATTTGTAGATAAAGCAGAAGGAGCTTTAAGACTTACATAATTACTACCACCAGCAGATGCTTCAGAGAATCTTGTTTCTTTTTGGTTCGCTAAAACAATATTGCCTGTAAAAGTACTACCTGTTGTTTGTGCTGCGTTTGTAGCGTTTGAGTTGGCTGTTGTTGCGAGATCAAAAGCAGTTTTAACAGCGTTAGCAGTAGCAGCTAGTGATGTTGAAGTAGATGATGTTGAATCTGATAGTTGTAAAACACCTGCACCAGAAGTCGAACCAGAAACAATCTTGCTTGCCGCTATAGCTGCTGAATTTGAAATGTCAGCATTAACAATGACACCAGCAACAATCGCTGTAAGTCCTGCATTATCTATACTTATATCACCTGTTACTGCTCTTGGAGTGGCCTCTGTTCCAGAACTACCAATAAGAATTTGACCATCGGGTAAAGCTTGTAATTTGCTATATGCAATAGCCGCATCACTTTTTATATCTACATTTTGGATCGTGTCATTGGCAATCATCGTGCCAGTAACAGTTCCAGTTCCTCCAGAACTGATCAATGTGCCATTTTCATTTGGCAAAAGAAGCGTTTTATCTGAAGTGGTTGGATCAACAACACCAAGAGTTGTTTCAAAATTATCTGCTGTTGAGCCTTCAAAAGTTAACGAACCAGTATTGCTTCCTGAACCATCAATAACAATTGGACCAGTAAATGTTGCACCGCTAGTTGATACTTTTTCTGTCTCAAGCTCATTAACGGCCGCTTGCAAATTTGTCGCACTTAATTGTCCAAATGGCGTATAGGAAACGTTACTTGCAATCTGGCCCTGTACGGTCGCCGATAAATCAATTTCTTGGTATGAACTGGCTCCAGCACTGGTAACTCCCAATATATAATCAGGTGGATTTAATGCAGTTACAGGAGCAGGAGCACTAGGCGTTCCACCCGTAGCAACAATTACAAACACACCATCCATAGAGGAAGATGGCGTTGGTAAATTACTATTAACAGCTAAACCTTTTGACGCACCCGCAGCCGTTACGCTCGTCATTTTTGATGTATTAGCGTTATATGTTCCACCAAAAATTAAACTTCCCTTCGTTAAAGTTGTTACTGGTTGATAAGCATTACCATCGAAAATATATAAATCTTCTAGTACTGAATCAAAGAAGAATTGGCCTGTGAATTGGCTTGTAGGAAATCCAGTTTGATCAACAGAACCAAATAAAACTGTTGAAGCATTTGCTAACTTTGCACCAGTAATTGCGTTTGCACCAACTCTTGCAATATCTAGCGTTCCAGAAGTTAATTTAGCTGCTGAAACATTTGGAATATCACCTTCAACAAGACTTGCCCCTGCTGTAATTATTCCTTTTTGATTAACAGTAACTTTGGGATAAGTACCAGGAGTAACAGCAGAATCGGTAATAGATAACGCACCAGCACCACTAACAGTTAAACCTGCTCCACTTGTAACGCTTAAAGCTCCAATCGCAGATGTTGTACCTACAGGAAGGTCGCTGGCTGTCAAAGCTGAGTGACCAATTATTTGCCCAAAGGCATTGAATTGTATTCCAGATCGAGTTGCTGCTGTAATTGTTGCGGCAATAGAAACTGCTCCAGCACCAGTAATTGATAAACCACCAGACGTAGGAAAACTAGCTATCCCTGCTGCACTTGTTGTTCCTAGAGGTAAATCGCTTGGTGCTAAATCAGCAATTGAAGCAATTAATCCTTGGTCCGTATATGTAATTCCACTTTTGGTTGCTGCACCTCCTGTGACAGCGTTTTGAATACCAATATTTCCACTAGCGACATTTAAACCACGATTGATATTTGAAGTATTTAACGCTGATGCAGGTATTGTTCCTGCTGTAATTTTCGTACCAGCAACAGCAGCGATTTTTGCATCTGTTATCGCTGAATTAACAACAGCATCAGTATCTACGCTGTTATTAGCTAGAGCATTTGAATCAACAGAATTTAGTCCAAGCTTTGCTGAAGTAACTGCATCATCAGCAATCTTCGCAGTGGTTACTGATCCATCAGCCAAAGAAGCAGCTTGCAACGTTCCACTAAGTTTTGCTGCTGTTACTGCTCCGTCTTGAATTTTGGCAGTTGTAACTGCATCAGTAGCAAGCAAGCTGGCTGTAATTTGTGACGCTGCTATATTTCCCGTTTGGATCGTTGCACTAGCAATTTCTACATTTGTTATCGCATTTGAAGCGACCTCACTTGTTCCCACTGCATTTGCAGCAATCTGAGACGCACCAACAGAATTTGCTGCTAACTGTGTACTTGTGATACTTGCACTTGTAATCTTTGCACCGCCTATGTCTCCATCAGAAAGATTTAGCTTTGCGAAAGCAACTGTTGAGTTAGCTAATTTATCTCCTGTAATGCTGCCTGCCAACTGTGCATTTGTAATCGTTCCACTAAGAGAAGATGTTGGGTAGTTTGTAGCGTCAGAAAGATTTAGGGCAGGAGTCGCATCTGTCGATCCAAGTGAAAGACTTAAACCTCCGAGACTGATACTTGAATTTGCAAGCTTGGCATTTGTTACCGCACTATCTTGTATTGCTGCTGTTGCTACTTGGTTTGTTCCTAATGTCCCAACTTTGGCTGCTGGTATATCTCCTGCGTCAATTAACGCTACACCTGCTGCTAATAGATCTTTTACTGTTACTTTTTTTGTCTCTGATGCACTTAAATCTGCAACGGCTAATACGTCTGTTGATTGAACACCTGCTTCCGCTAACGCTGGTAACTGCGAAATCTGAAGATCTGCCATGCCTGGACGCTAAAAACTATTACAAGCAGTTTAATCTGAATCGAGCAATATAGGACTCTGATTCTCTTGCAATATTTTATCTGTGTTTTCCTGTAACAAGAATCCAGGCGTTCCACCTGTCTTCAACTTGATGACTCCATTTGTTACAAACTCAATAGAAGTTTCAATTATTTCTGATGGAGTAACATTAATCGCAACATTTGTTACGATGCAATTACATTCATAAAATACATCTTTTTTATTATTTACGTTATCTTTATATAAATAAAAAGCACCATCAAAGTCTGATCCTTGCTGAGTTCTTAGCACTAATTGTGCAAGATAAAATGGAAATTCTGGTTCAACGCCTCTTTCATTTTGTTTATACCCATGTTCGTAACGATGTTCAAAAAAAGCATTTAATGTTCCTTGCCCTGAAATAAGTCCTGCTTCATATTGATTCCTAAACTGATCTCCTAAATTAGTTGTATCAACTTGATCTCTACTCGTTGTCATTTCAAAATCAGTTACATTTGCTAACTGCCTAAACCTTTCATTCCTTGTTTTTATCAATACGTCTTTAGCTGCACTAGGAGTTACTAAGGTCAATGCATCAGACTGTTCTCCACTAAGAGCTTTGCCAAAAGTGTTATATAAACGAATACCACCAGCTTGATCTACATGAATATAAGCTTTTGCATCAGGAAAATTATGTCCATTGATAAGTTCTAATGTTGAACCATCTACTGTTTCAATTTCTATTTGATCTCCTGTTAATAACGATCCATCAGCAAAGTCAACGCTAAATCTTTTCTTTGATGTATTGACATCAAAAGGATCTAGCTTTGTTTTTAAAGCTTCTTGTAGAGAATCACGTTTTAAGGCAATTTCTCCTGACTGACCAAAATAAACACCCACGATTAAATAGCAACTTCT